TCGAGTGGCTGATGGGCTGGCCCATCGGGTGGACCGACTTGCAGCCCTTGGCAACGGACAGGTTCCGCGAGTGGCAGCAACAGCATTCCAACTGCTTTGCCAGCCCGATTGAATTTGCATCTGCGTAAAACCCGCTCTGTGGACTCGACCCAAACGCCAACATGTCCAGAAAATTCGCCGTCAAATACCTTCCCAAGCACATCCTGTCCGAACTCAATCAGCGCCTGATCGACTCGGATTTTGGTGCCGTTGACTCTCACGTACAATGGCTGCTCTCGCAAGGCTACTGCGTGGCGCGCTCATCCCTGCACCGATACGGCGTCGCTGCCCGCGTCAAGCATGAACAAATAAAGAACAACCCCGCCCATGCCCAAGCGCGCATGCTGTGCCTGGAAATTGCCTCAGCCCAATGCGAAAACGCCCCGCCAGCAGAGTTGATCGCGTATGCCAACCACCTGCTCAAATGGGTTGAAATCTGAACAAGTCAAGCGTTTCACCCACTGCAATACAATTGCAAAAACCATCTTGATATGTATCGTTATTTCGCACTAAATCACGAAATATAATCCAAGGGGCGGGGTATTCGCCGCTTCACGTAACGGTTCCTTCGGAACCGTACCAACAACCGCCGCGAGCGGCGGGGAATTTGACCCTGAGAGATTAAATCGGGCAGGGTATTTATCTCACACTGGATCAGCATCGGCACCCCCGCACTGGCCGATGCCGAGTACACCGCCGCCTTCCGCGCCCACATCCGCAAAGGCGACATCCAGGCCAAACTGCACAAGGGCGCCGACACCGAAGGCGGCTACCTCGCCCCGGTCGAATGGGACCGCACCATCAGCGACGCACTGCGCGAACTCTCGCCCATGCGCCAGTTGGCGCACGTGCAGACCGTGGCCGGCCACGGCTTCACCAAGCTCTACCACATGGGCGGCACCGCCTCGGGCTGGGTCGGCGAATCCGACCCGCGCCCGGAGACCGCCACCGGCCAGTTCAAGACCCTCACCTTCGGCTGGGGCGAACTCTACGCCAACCCGGCAGCCACGCAACAGATGCTGGACGATGCCGAAATCAACCTGGAACGCTGGCTCGCCAGCGAAGTCAACACCGCCTTCGCCCTCCAGGAAGGTGCAGCCTTCCTCACCGGCGATGGCGTGAACAAGCCCGTGGGCCTGATGACCTACCTCACCGGCGCGGCCAACGCCAGCAAACACCCCTTCGGCGCGATCAAGGTCATCAACAGCGGCCACAAGGACACCGTGACCAGTGTGCCATCATCAACATCATCCACGACCTGCCCACCCCCTTTACCCAGGGCGCGCGCTTTGCCTTCAACCGCAAGACCCAGGGCGAACTGCGCAAACTCAAGGACGGCCAGGGCAACTACCTGTGGCAGCCCAGCTACGCCGCCGGGCAACCGGCCACCCTGTGCGGCTTTCCCGTGACCGAACTGGGCGATCTGGGCAACATCGCCGCCAACACATACCCGCTGCTGTTCGGCGACTTTGCCCGCACCTATACCGTGTTTGACCGCATTGGCGTGCGCGTCCTGCGCGACCCCTACACCGCCAAACCGCACGTCCTGTTCTACACCACAAAACGGGTCGGCGGCGGCGTCACCAACCCCGAACCCATGCGCGCACTGAAAATCGCCGCGTAACGGTTGACCGCAAACAAGCGAACGCCCCGGCAGTGTGCCGCTGCCGGGGCGTTCTACACCAACCCCTTATCTGTGGTAGGGAGCCATGCGTGTTTGAGCATGTTAGCAAGCTGATCCGTGAAACGCGAATGACCATGAAGACACTGTTGAACCCGGACGGGCTGTGGCGGCGGATTGCCGCTATCTGGGCGCTTGGCCTGCTGGCGATGGGCATCATCGTGACTGTGCGACTGCCTGAAATCCTGCTGGCGGTGCTGGCGTTTTTCAGAACCTCATGACCTTCATCCCCCTGCCCGCCGCCCGCGCCCACCTGTGCCTTGAAGACGACTACCCCGCCGAGCAGGTGCAGGCGTACATTGATGCCGCCGGAGCCGCCGTGCAGGCCCACCTGGACCGCGCCCTGTACGCCAGCGACACCGACCTCGCCGCCGCCCGCAGCGCGTATCCCGCCGCCGTCACTGCCGCCGATGCGGCACTGGCCGCAGACGTGAGCGCCGCCGACGCCCTCACCGACCCGGACCAGCGCCGCACCGCCCGCACCATCGCCGCCCTCAATCACGCCGAACGCCTCCAGCGCGCCCACCGCTGCCTGTCCGGCATCGTCATCAGCGACGACATCCGCGCCGCCATGCTGCTGCTCATCGGCCACCTCTACGCCAACCGCGCCGCCGTCATCGTCGGCACCAACGCCGCCCGCCTGCCGCTAGGCGTCAAGTCCCTGCTGCGCCCGTACCGCCACCTGCCCGCACCGTAACTGCCATGCCCCTGCTTGACGGCGAACTGCACCACCGCATCCGCATTGACGCCCCCATCACCGCGCCCGACCGCTACGGCCAGATGGATACCACCGGCTGGACCGCCGTCACCCACGCCTGGACCAAGCGCACCAACCCACTGAGCGCCACCGCCGAAGCACTGGCGGGCGGGGCCGAACACGACCGCCAGGTGGTGCGCTTTGACCTGCGCCCACGCCCGCTGCAACCGGACTGGCGCATCGTTGAGGTCGCCAGCGGCCAGGTCTTCGACATCAAAACCATTGCCATCAGCAATGACCGCAGCGAACTGGCCGTGCTCGCCGTGGCCGGGCTCAATGACGGCTGACCTCACGCCGCCTGTGCATGCAGGCGCGATTCCCTCGTCATGGTGTGGGTGTCCCCATGAACGGTGTTCCCGTCCGGGGGCAGTGGCCGCGCCAGTTCGGGGGCGGGCAGGGCCATGTTGATGTGGATGCGCCCATACGGGCAGCACAACGCGCCGGTATCGGTTTTTTCCAGCAGCCCCAGCCGCACCAGCACAGCGGCATCCTCATGGACGCGGCGGACGTCGCGCCCCAACCGCCGCGCCAGTTCGCGCACGCCAACAACCCCGGCACCAAGCAGACGGTCCACCATCTGCCAGCGGTTGGACGTCAATTGGTCAAACAGCACAGCCGGGGTGGCAAAGGTCAAAAAGTCGCCTTGGTACTGCCCGGAGGCAAGCCCGCGCTCTGCCAGTTGTACAAACTGTTCCGTGTCAGCATCCAAATCCGGTTCTATCTGGACGGTGAGTGTTCTCATGTTGCACCTCGCTTCTTGATTTCACGGTTGAAGTCGGCAGCCAACTGGCGCACAGTGGTAAAGGTATAGGGCAGTTCCCGCCCATCCAGGTGCATGTGATCGCCCTTGCCACGCTCGTTGTCAAACCCGACCACGCGTACCCCGTCTCGGATATACACCAAGCGGTACTTGAACCCATGCGTTGTTGGCGGCACGGGTGTTGGTACCTGCCAGATCACCCGCTGGATAATGCTGCCATCGGGCAGTATGCGTTTGGTGTCTGCAATCAATGTGGCTCCGGGCTTCATGTTGTCAATTGTGGCAACACTCACGCACCCTGTCAATCATTTTTCATGCCCCTCACCGTCCACCTGCCCGACCTGCGCCTGCTCGCGGCGGACTTTGCCGAACTCGCCCGCGCGGCGCAGACACGCGTGCTGCGCCAGGCCACGCTGGCCGACACGCGCGTGGCCGCCAGGGCCATCAAGGCCAGCGCCCCGGTGCGCAGCGGACAACTCAAGGCCACCGTCACCGCCAGAGCCAAACGCAACAACCCGGCGGGCAGCTTCACCTCCGGCGTGCGCTTCCGCAGCACGCAGGGAACGTATGCCAACACCGCCCGCAACCGCCGCAAGGGCATTGCCGGGCAGGCGTTTGACGGCCCGCCGCCCGCGTATTACTGGCGCTTCACCGAACTTGGCACCTCACAACAACCGGCCCGCCCGTTCATCCGCCCGGCCGTTGATGGCGCTGAACACGCCATCATCCAGGCCACCGTGAACGGACTGGCGCAGGCCATCGACCGCGCCATCGGCAAACAGCGCGCCCGGCGCTGAACGCCATCGCGTTGCAAAGCAAAACCCCCGGACAGTTCGCGCTGCCGGGGGTTTTTATTTCCACCCCTTGAGAGAGCAAGGAACAGAACATTGAAAAAGTATAGCAAGGGAATCTTCCGCATGAACCAGCACCACGGCATTGAAGTCAACGGCGAGTTTTCGCCCTTCCTGCGCCTGTGCATTGGCGTTGCCATTGTGCTGATTGCGGCCGGAATCGCTGTGTGGTTGTCCACGGCGGTCATTGTGGCGTTGCTGGGATAACCCATGCTCACACCCATCCTGACCCGCCTGAAAACCGCCGTCCCGCTGGCACAGGGCCGCGCGTATCCCGCCCCCGCGCCCAAAGGCACGGCGCGCCCCTACCTGACCGTGACCCCCGTGGGCGTCACCCCGGGCATGGCCCTGGCCGGGCTGGATGGCAGCGTGGCCCTCAGCGTCCAGATCGACGCCTGGGCCAGCACCGCCGCCAGCGCCGAAACGCTCGCCTGGCAAGCGCTCGATGCCCTGTCCGACCCCGCCCTTTGCATCGGCAGCTTCCGGCAACTGCCCGCCCACTACGAACCCGACCCCGGCCTGCACCGCATCGCGTGGGAAGTGCAGGCCGTCCATTCCCTCCCCGCACCCTGACCCCCGAGGAATTCCATCATGGCAAGCCAACACACCCCCACCCAAGGCACCAAACTCCTGATTTCCAAAGCACCGCTGGCCACCGTCCCCACCGGGCAACTGCCCGCAACCCATGCCGACTGGCACACCCTGGGCGGCACCGTGTCCAGCTACTCCCGCTCCGGCGGCCAGCGCAGCGAATACGAAGTGACCACCTTCGACTCCCTGGTCGTCGAGAAAAACTACGGCCTCAAGGACAACGGCAGCGTGACCATTTCCGGCAATTTCGTGGACAACGACCCCGCCCAGGACCTCTTGCGCACCGCCGAAGAATCCGGCGCACGCTACGGCTTCCGGGTAATTGATGCCGGCAAGCGCGAAGCGCGCTTTCTCGGCGTGGTCACCCAATCCAGCGAAGATGCCAGCGTCAACAACAAATGGAACGCCACCTTCACCGTCGCCATCGTCTCCAACATCACCCGCCTGGCCGCACCGGCGAATTGACATCCCCCCTTGCCAAAGCAAAGAGCATCCCATGCCCCCCACCACCCCCGACCTGCACCGGCACGCCACCGACCCGCTGCTGCCCTTCACCCATGAAGCCCTGACCGTTCCCGAATGGGACAACGCCCGCGTCGTCCTGCGCGAGTTGACCGCAGGCGACTGGATCGACTACCGCAGTGCCGTCCTGCGCGCCCGCCGGGAGGCGGGCGTGAGCGATGATGACGAGGCCGCCCCGGTCAACTTCATTCCGGCAACGGCACTGGTGCTGTGCCGCACCCTGTACCGCCCGGACGGCACCCGCGTCTTGACCGACGCCGACGTTCCCGCCGTGGCCGCGAGCTTTTCCGCCGTGCATGGCCGCCTGGTCGAAACCGCCCTGCGCCTGTCCGGCATTGCCGCAGGCACAGACCCGGTGCGCGACGCGGGAAACGCCTGAGGCGGGAACCGGAACTCCGGTTCCTGCACACCCTGGCCCTGCGCCTGGGCCGCACCGTGGCCGACCTGCGCCAGCACCTGAGCGCCGAGGAGTTCGCGCACTGGCTGGCCTATGACCGTGACAACCCGCTCTCCCTTGAGCGGGGCGACATCCACGCCGCCCAGATCGTCGCCGCCCACGCGGGCGGGCGCATCAGCGACCACCTGCCGCGCTGGGGCGAGCCGGACACCCCCGATGCCGCACTGGAACGGCTGCTCGGCGGTTGACGGCAGCGGAGCGTCCTGTTAGCTTGCCGTTCCACGGCGACGGAACGGATCACAATGGGCACAATCGCCAACCACCAGCAACGCATGCGCGAATGGAGCCGACGCAACGATGCCGCATGGGCGCGCATCATGGCACTGAAGTCCGCCATCCGTGACGCCGAGAGTGCCGGGGACGATGAACCCGCACTGCGCCTGCGCGAAGAACACGATGCCCTGTGCGCTGCGGCAGAGGCGGACGTGATGCCAGCGTTGTCGCCCCCGCCGCCCCGCACACCGGGGAAGCAGGCACTCTACCTTCTTGGCGTGGCGCTGTTGTGTTTGGGCGCGGCACTGTTTGTCTGGATCACCGGCACATGGCCGGTGCTGGTCGCAACCTGGCTCGTTGCGGGGCTGTGCGCCATCATTGTGTGGATGCTTTCAGCACTTCGCGATTTTTTCAAAGGGTAACCCCCCCCCCCCACCGTGATTTCAGGCCGCCTTGCTGCGGCCTTTTTTCTGTCTGGAGCGTCATCATGGCAACCGCATTGCGTGAACTGATTGTGACGGTGACAGCCGACACCGCCCACTTCCAGCGCGAGATGGCGCGCGCCGAACGCATGGGCGCGCAGTATTTCAAGACCATCCTGAACAACGCACCGAACGCATCCGCCGCCTGGCAGCGGCAGACCCAGGCCGTGCGCACCCATGCCAGCGCGGTCAAGGCCGGTGCATTGGCGGCCATTCATTACAAGGTCGCAATGGAAGGCGTGAAACAGATTGGCACCCTGATCACCCTGGCCGATGAGTGGGGCCAGATCAGCGCCCGCATCCGCCTGGCGACCCACTCCAGCGCCGACTTCGCCCTGGCGCAGGAGCGGCTGATGCAGATTGCCAACCGCACCTACCGCGACTACAACGAAGCCGCCGAACAGTTCGCCACGACTGCCGAGCTCATGCGTGATCTGGGCTTTGCCACCCGCGACACCCTGGATGCCGCCGAGAGCCTGGGCCTGGCACTGGTGGCAGGCGGCGCGAGCGCGCAACAGGGCGCATCGGCCAATGATGCCTGGGCAAAATCCATCGCCCGCGGGCGGATGTCCATGCAGGAACTGAACACCATCATGCTGCAAACCCCGCGCCTGTTCCGGGCGCTGATGGATGGCCTGGGCAAAAGCAGTGAACAACTTCAGCAGATGGCGGGCAAGGGCGAACTGACCGCGCAAACCATCGTCCCCGCGCTGATTTCGCAACTGGGCAAACTGGGCCAGGAAGCCGACAGCATGGCCACCACCGTCCAGGATGCCGGGGTGCGCTTCAGGAATGAACTGCGCAAATGGTCGGGCGAGTTCAACCAGGCGCACGGGGCCACGCATCTGCTGGTGCGCGGGATTGAAACGCTGGGCGAAAACATCAACGGACTGGCCACCGTCGGCATTGTGGCCGGGATTGGCCTGCTCACGCGCAAAACGCTGGAACTGGCCGCTGCCAGCGGCGCGGCCACACTGGGGGCCGCCCGCCACGCCATCGAACGGCGCAATGAAACTGCCGCCATCGCAGCCTCTGCCAAAGCGTCCGCCGCCCAGGCCGGGATTGATCTGCGCCGGGCGCAGGCCGAACGCCAATACGCCATCACCCGGCAGCAAAAACTGGCGGCCATCCTCGCCTTGACCGCCGCCGAAAAACATCACGCACTGGCAACCCAGGCCGTTGCTGTTGCCCAGACCAACGCCGCCCGCGCCGCCAACCTTGCCGCCGTGGCCGGGCGCGGCCTGCTGGGCGTCGTGGGCGGGCCGATGGGCATTATCACCCTGCTGGGTACCGCCGCCGCCAGTTGGTGGCTGCTCGGCGACCACACGAGCGCCGCCAGCAACGCCGCCGAACACCACGCCGAGGTGATGCGCGAGGTCAACTCCCTCACCCGCATCAGCGCCGCCAGCGCACGCGAGCTTGCCGGGGAGAAACTGAACGAAGCCAAGGCCAGCGCCACCGCTGCGCGCGCGGTCCTGCAGGAAGCCCAGGCGCGTTTTGAAGCGGCGCAGCAGGTCAACCAGATGGCCGGGTTGCGACAGGGGGAAGGCGCATTGACCGGTGCCGGATACGCCGAAGGCGAGGCCGCGCGCCGGGCCGGGGCCGCCCGCCAGCGACTCGGACAACTGACGGCGCAGGTGGTCGAGCTGCAACTCACGCTGGAGCATCTGGACGTCAGCGCAACCGCCGAACGCGCCGCCGAGGTGACAGCCCAGGCCGATGCCCTCACCCGCCAGTATGAACAGACCCTGGCGAACTACCAGCGCCAGGCCGCCCTCATCGGGCAGAGCGGGCAGGCCGCCGCACTGGCCTGGGAACTGGCCCACGGCGAACTGCGCACGCTCGCCCCGGCGCAGAAAGAGGCACTGCGCCTGGCCGCCGACCATCTGGACCAGATGACGGCGGCGCACGAACACCAGCGCCAACAGGAGCAGGACAGCGAACGCCAACTGCAACGCTACGCGGACCTGGCCACCGCCCAGGAACGCGAGATCGCCCTGTATGGCGAGACCAGCCGCGCCGCCGCACTGGCGTATGACACCGCCCACGGCGCGCTGGCCGGATTCAGCGCCGCCCAGAAACAGGCCCTCGCCGCCAACGCCGAGTGGCTGGACTTCCTTGACGAAATGAACGCGCTGGATGAGGTCTGGGCCGGGATCGCCAGCGAACACGCCAGCACCGCACAGGGCCACATGGAGCAGTTGTCCAGCTTCGCCGAACAGGCCGCACGCAACATGCAGGACCACTTCGCGCAATTCCTGTTCAACCCCTTTGACGGCGGACTGACGGGCATGCTGCGCGGGTTTTCCGACACCGTGCGCAAGATGGCGGCAGAACTGGCCGCCTCACGGCTGTTCGAGATGCTCGGGACGGCCCTCTCCGGCGCGGGCGGCAGCGGCTGGCTGGGCGCATTGGGACGCACGGCAGGCGCGGCGTTCACCGGCAACACCGGCGGCGGGCGCGCGGCAGGCGGGCCGGTGGCCCCGCATACCGCCTATGAAGTCACCGAACACGGCCCCGAACTGCTGCGCTTCGGCTCTCGCCAGGTGTTGATGATGGGCGCACAGCCGGGCATTGTCTCGCCGCTGTTGAATGCCCCCGGCGGCGGCGCGGCCACCGCGCCAGCCCCGCGCATCACCGTCAACATCCACGGCGCGCCCGAGGGCAGCCAGGCCAGCGCCAGCGTGGCGCGCGGCAACGATGGCGGGCTGGACATCTCCGTGCTGCTCAAACAGATTGACGGCTACATCGCCAACGGCATTGCCGGCGGCTACGGCAACACCCAGGCCGCACTCAAATCCCGCTTCGCCCTGCGCGAGGCCCTCTAGCCGCAAACGCACCACCGGCCCCAAAGCAAAACCCCCGGCAGCGCCAACTGACCGGGGGTTTTTTATTTCCCCGTGCCAAGAACACGAGAAAACAATGATTCATTCTATCGTCAAATCCTGTCTTGAATTGATTTTCACCCTGGTATCAACCATGAACGATGCTGAAAAAATCCGCCTGGCCCGGCAACTGACCGGCTCCCTTCGCTTCCTGATCATCTGTGCCGGGCTGGCTGCCGTCTTCGCCTCCCTGCACTGGCTGCGCTGGTGGTAATCCGATGGCCGCCTTCCCCACCGCCCCCGGCATCCTGATTGCAGGCTACAGCGAAACCATCGACCCCGCCGTGCTGCGCAGCGCGACCGAACGCGGGCTGCCCAGACAGCGCCTGGCCTCCACCCACACCACCGTGACCCTGACCTGCACCCTGCACTTCCGCAGCCGCGCCGACGCGGACCAGTTCGAGGACTGGTATTTCCATACCATCCAGCGCATCGGCCGGTTTGATTTCGTCCACCCGCGCAGCGCCCAGAGCCTCAGCGTGCGCCTGGTCGGCGGAGCCATCGGCCCGCTGACCCCGCTGGACAACACCGGCCAGCACTGGCGGCGGGAGATCAGCGTGGAGTATCTCAAATGACCTGAACCCATCCCCCGGACAAACCAACGCCCCGGCAGCGACCAACTGCCGGGGCGTTTTCATTTCCCCGTGACAACACCACGAGAAAACAATGCTTCATTTGAAACGTCCCGATTATAAAGCACTGGGAAAACTCATGGAATTGCTCGACACCTCACCCCGCATCCGGCGCATGGCCTGGGCGGTCATTTTGGTGGCCTTGATCTTCGCCCTTGGCTACCTGTCTGACCGCCTGCCCTGGGACAAACTGCTGTGAGCAGCTTCCTTGAACGCCGCCAGCGCCGCAGCGACCCCGACGGCCCGCTGCTGCTGCTCGCCATCACCGCCCCCTCGCTGGCGGCCACCCTGCGCCTTGCCAACGATACCCGCGACTGGGTGAGCGGCGGGAACACGTACCTGGGCGTGCGTTTCGGCTTCACCCTGCCCGAGGACCAGAGCGGACAGGCCCCGCGCGCGGTGCTGCAACTGGAGAGCGTCGGGCGCGGCATCACCGATGACCTGGAAACCCTCGCCCCCGGCGAGATCGTCACCGCCCGGCTGATGCTCACCGACCGCGCCAACGTGAACCGGATTGAACGCGCCTGGCTGCTGCCCATGACCCAGGTCAGCGTGAACGCCACCACCGCCAGCGCACACTGTGGCGTGGATTTCATCCTGCGCCAGCAGGCCGTGCGCATCCGCTACACCCCGCACTCCGCACCGGGCGTGTTCTAGTTTGGCACCGCCGCCAGCCGCAGCCCGAGCGTATTCATGACCGCGACGACGGATTTCAGCGTGGGATTGCCCTGGCTGCTGAACGAGCGGTACAACTGCTCACGCGCAAGGCCGGTGTGCTGCGCGACCTTCAGCATGCTTTTTGCGCGCGCCGCAATGCCAATGGCATCAGCAATACAGGCCGGATCATTGCTTGCGAACATATCATCCAGAAACGCGGAAATATCCTCATCGCTCTTGAGAAGTTCAGCCGCATCGAACGGGATAATTTCTTCATTCATGGTCATGGCTCCAATGGTCTGCAAAGTTGTTTGGCTGTTTTGATGTCACGGCGTTGGCTGTCTTTATTTCCGCCGCATAACAGGAGAATGATGTGTTGCCCCTGACGCTGAAAATACACCCGGTATCCCGCGCCACAGTGGATGCGCAATTCATGGATGCCTTCGCCAACGGGTTTTGCATCACCCGGATGCCCATGCTTCAACAGGACAAGCCGTGAGGCAATTTGCCTGGCCGCTTGCTGATCTTTCAGCCCGGATGCCCAGCGCTGGAATGTCTTTGTTTGACGGATTTCGAACATGCCTGAATTGTAATCAATAAAACACACCAGATCACCCCCTCCCGCACTCCGCGCCGGGCGTGTTTTGATCAGGCCGCCGCAAATGCCAGCCGCAGCCCCAACGCCCGCGACACCCGCAGCACCGTGTCCAGGCTCGGGTTGCCCTCATCCGAGAGCGCCTTGTACAGCCCCTCCCGGCTGATGCCTGTATCACGCGCCAACTGGCTCATGTTGCGCATTCGCGCCCGCGCGGCGATTCCCAGGGCATGCGCGATGTTTTCGGGGGAATCGCTGACCCTGGTTGCTTCATTGAGGAATTGCAGGATGTCATCTTCATCATCCAGAAAATCCGCTATATCACATTTTGTAAAAGTCTCTTTCATGATTTATTTTCCTCAAGTTGGTTGTTTATTTTGATTGCCTTTTCGATATCTGATGCTTGCGATGACTTGTCACCACCACACAGCAAAATAATGATTTCTTTTCCTCGGAACGAATAGTACAAACGAAAACCCGCACCACGTTTGAACCGCAACTCCCATATCCCATTACGCAGATGTTTTGTGTCGCCAAAATGGCCTTCCGATTCAATCGCAGCAATGCGGGAGGCAATGCGGTTTTTCCAGACCGAGCCGCGCAGCTTGCGCATCCATGTGATAAATGTTTTCGAGTAAATGAGTTCCATGTGTGCATGGTAATTCACAACACAAGAACTGTAAACCCCAGTCAACACCCCGGTTCATACATTTTCATGCCCCATTCCGCTGCCCTGGAGCGCTTCATCGGCATCCCCTATTGCGCACGCACGTTCGACTGCGCCGACCTCGTGGTGCAGGTGCAGCGCGAACTGTTCGGGCGCACGGTGCGCCTGCCCTCGGCCCGCCCGCGCGGCAAGACCGGCGCGGCGCACCTGCACCGGCAGTCACAGCCGCTGGCAACGCGCACCACCGCCCCCGTGGACGGCGACCTGGTGCTGATGCGCGACTCCGGCCACAAACGCCCCGGCCATGCGGGAGTGTATTTCTTCCTCGCGCATGAGGCCTGGGTGCTGCACGTGGCCGCCACCACCGGCGGCAGCGTGCTCCACCGCGTGCGCGACCTGCCCGATTTCGGCCTGACCGTGGAGGGGTTCTATACATGGAACTGATCCGGCACCCGCCACCTGCCGCGCCCGGCCAACTGATCGTCACCCCGCACCTGCTGCTGCTGGACGGCCAGCGCATCCAGACCTGGCACGCCGCCCCCGGCCAATCGCTGGCCGCGCTGCTGGCCGCGCATGCACCGGACGCACTGGATGCGCACCCGCCCTGGCAGGTGTGCATCGGCGGCGTTCCCGTGGCCCGCGCCCACTGGCCGCACGTGTTCCCCAAACCCGGCCAGGTCATCGAAGTGCGCGGCGCGGTGGGCCGGGCCGCGCTGGCCGTGGTCGCCGTGGTCGCGCTGACGTATTTCACCTTCGGCCTTGGCACCTATGCCGGGATGGCCGGGGCCATTGGCGGCATCGGCGGCATGGCCGCTGCGGGCGCAACGTTCATGGCAGGCTCGGCGCTCATCAACAAGGTGCTGGGACCGGCCCGCCCGCGCATCGGCACCCACCCGCCCGAGCCGGTCTTTGCCCTGGCCGGGGCCAGAAACCGCCTGCGCCCGTATGAACCGCTCCCGCTGCTGTTCGGGCGCGTGCGCATCGCCCCGGATTTGCTCGGCAAACCCTACACCTGGTACGAAGGCCGCGAGCAGATGCTGGGCCTGGTCCTGTGTCCGGGCATCAACGTGAACCGCATCGAGGCACTCAGCAACGGCCAGACCCCGCTGTCGAGCTACACCGGCGTCACCATCGCCCATGCCGGATACACCGGCCTGCCCGACCAGCCCCTGCCGCTGCATTCCAACGTGGATACCATTGACGGCGGCGAACTGGACGGCGATGGCAACTGGATCACCCGCACCACCCCGCCCGACACCGTACGCTTCAGCGTCAACCTCGACTACGTCCTGGGCGACGTCAACAGCAAGGGCAAGCCCAAGTCCAACCACGAGACCATCGACGTCCAGTACCGCCGCACCGGAACGTCCAACTAGCACACCCTCGCCACCCGCCATCTGGTCAACAATACCTACGACCCCCAGCGCCTGGCCCTCGCCCACACCCTCCCCGCCGACCAATACGACGTGCGCGTGCGCCGCCAGGGGCGCGCCATTGAACACAGCAACGCCCGCGCGCAGTTCCAGTTCACCACCCTGACCTGCATCCAGGCCGATGCCGCCGACTACACCGGCATTGCCCGCACCGCCATCACCCTCACCGCCCGCGTGACCAATGCCGAAGGCAACCTCTCGGCCCTGGGCACCTCCCTGTTCAGCATGGGTACCCGCGTCACCAGCACCGAGGGAACCCTTGCCAACCACGACAGCAGGCTGCAGGGTGCCGAATCCACCCTGAGCAGCCACGCCTGGCAAATCCAGAACGTACACAGCAGCCTGGGCAGCAAGGCCAACGCCTCCGCCATGAGCGCCCTTGAGACCGAGGTGAACGCCCTGGGGGCCGCAAAAGCCCAATGGACGCTGAGCCTGAACGTCAACGGCCACATCAGCGGCATCCACTCCATCAACACCGGCACCGCCTCCCAATTCACCATCGCCGCCAACGTCTTCCGCGTCCTCGCCCCGCAGGGCGCGCAGAACGGCCTGGAAATCACCGACGGCACCCTGCGCGCCTGGCGCGGCCAGAGCCAGCGCATCCTCGGCAACGGCTTCGGCCAGGGCGCACAACTCATGGACTGGTTCGGCCCCAACGTCGGCACCGCCAACGCCAGCAAGGCCAACGCCGTCATGTGGATGGACACCCAGGGCAATGCCGAGTTCAAGGGCAAGATCACCGCCCACAACATCACCGGCAAATTCCAGAGCGCCGTTGCCGTCCAGTACACCGGCCCCTCGGACAACATCAACGCGGCCAGCTTCACCCGCTTCCACCACTTCACCCTGCCCGCCCCCCAGGCCGCAGGCGAAGAACACATCCCCGTCGTGTCCATCACCCTGCGCCTGACCGGAAAAGCACGCGGCCTGCGCGTGCGCATCGTCGAACTGCTCTACCCGCCCGAGGGCTGGAACATCATCGGCGAATGGGAAGGGGCCGAAGTCGAAGGCGACACCGCCTGGAGCACCGTCTACAACGACACCGCCAGCATGCCCCCGCACCGCCACGTACGCAACCCGAACGACTGGCAGACCCCGCCGCACCTGAACGAAACCGGCCCGGCCACCCTCCCGCCGTTTTTCTCCCAGCCGCACATGCACGCGGTGCAGACCCGGGTATGGAACAACGTCGTCAGCCTCACCGCCGTCGGCACCCCCACCACCGCCGCCCGCCAGTTCCGCATCACCGCCCGCGCCGACACCAACGCCACCGT